CTCGTTTCCAGGATCAAGAAACCGTTGAGGCAGAGGAAGAGTTCCGCGCTTCTAACCGTGGTCCTGCTCCCCAGGTGACTTCTACCCCTGGCGACTTCAATGCAGATGACATCCTTCCTTCTAATTCTTCTTCTGATGATGAAGATGATGCAATGGCATACTTTGCTAAACTTGCTGAAGATTGATGAAAGATTTGAAGATTCCCTTTGCTATCGTTTCCTTTCTTCTTGTGCAAGGTGCAGGTGTAGTGTGGTGGTCTTCTCAAATTGACGGTAGAGTAAAGACTCTCGAAGCAGAGAGTCTCTCTATCGCCAGAGAAAACCGCCGATATATTCAAGAAGTCATTATGCCTTCTTATGAAATCAATGATGCTTGGGACAACCCACATCATAACAACTGGTTGAAATCTGGCGGTTGGAAAGATTGATTAGTGAAATCTGATTACCACATTGATCGTGTAAATAAGAGTGATGCCGCAGAGTTACTTCTGCGGTTTCATTATTTAAAGGATATATCTAAAACCTTTAAATCTGGTTATAACTACGGTTTATATAAAAACAACGAATTTTGTCCTCTGAATATCGGAGGCATCCAGGGAGTCTGTATCTTTACAGGTCTCCCTGTTCCAGAAATAGCAAAAGGTGCGTTTGGTCTAGAAAGAAATGAGCAAGAAGGATTATTTGAACTTTCCAGACTCTGCATCCACCCCGACACTCAGCAAGAAGAGTACAACATTACTTCTTGGTTTGTTGCTAAAGCAATCAAGCAACTTAGAAAAGAAACAAAAGTTAGGGCGATTATTTCATACGCTGATAGCGAGTATCACGGTGGCACAATCTATCGTGCTTGTAATTTTAGGTACTGTGGTCTATCAGATCCAAAAAAAGACTTCTACTTCACCGACGGTACCAAACATTCAAGAGGTAAAATCGGAGATGCAGAAGGTGAGTGGAGAGATCGCTCACGCAAACATCGTTACGTGATGGTATTTGATAAGAAGTTAGATCTCTTATGGACCGATCAAACGAGTGTTGTCAGTAACTGCTAAACGGTTATCAAGAGAACTGCTACTCTCATCGTAATACATCAAGTTTCTCATATCATTTAAGAATACCTGAAGATAACCTGGTTTCATTAATTCAATTTCTCTTTTCTTTTCATTCTCTATAGTTTCATACTCATAGTTACTAATTCCAATCACAGGATTTATATCTCCAGAGACAGTTTTGTACTCAATGTTTGAAGATTCTCTGATACCTGTGTATGAGTTTGCTTGAGTTGAAGCATCATATGGAGGAGAGATTTTAAAGTCTTGATTGACAATTTGTCCAGCAGGTAAAATAAGTCTACCTTTTGCATCTCTGACTTCAATGGTTTCATAATGATGAATGTCATTCATTTCTGTTAAACCATACTTATTCTCAACATAGTTGTAGAGATCGTAGTTAGACAGTGGCCATTCATCTCTGATATTTGTGATACCAGCAGTTAATATAACAATCCAATCAAGATCAGATTGACCGTAAAATATCTCAGCAACGTTGTCTGGTCTTTGAGTGTCAAGAATAACGTACTTATCAAAAAAGTTTACGTTGTCTTGAATCCAATCTTGAATCTTGACTCTTCGGAATATATTTTTAATCCTTACATATTCCTTTGAGGAAGTTTTATGTAAAAGATTAGACTGATATAGAATATCAGGTAGTTCTCTGAAATAAGACATTAGAAACCTACACCTCCAACTCCAGTGTGTTGGAATGCATCATCTGGATTAGCAGATGGTCCGGTATAACCAGGTGGTTCATAATCCTCAGCGTAGATTGGATTAATCTCTTTGAACGTACATTGAACTTGAATATGAACTGGAGTTCCATCTTCATAAGTTGCATATGTACCTGAAGCAGTGTAATTTACTGCCATATCAGTGAGAGAACACAACTTAAATTTATTCAAGAATGGATGATCTCTTTGTCCACTTACATATTCCAGTTGAAATACTTTAGGTGCTTGAATAAACAATGCATTTCTTGACTTAGGAGCCATTGCTTTTTTCAAAGTTCTAATAATTGATCTTACTTGATCTGCTTCCCTCTTTTCCCTAGGAACAAAGTCAAATACAAATGGAAATGATCTTAGGGTAACACCACTAAAAAGCAATTCTAAATTTGATTGTAAAATTTGACCAGATGCTCTAGATATCAAAGCATCTGGATTTACATTAGCACCAAGTGCATTTATTGCTTTTCCAGCAAAAATTGATTGTATCGCGTCTTTTGTTCCTTGATCTATACCCTCAACTTCTCCTTTAAATATTTTTTCGGCAAGTGTTGCTGCTGTAAAAGCAGTACCCGCAGGGTCCTTTAAACCACTGGCTGTAACTGAAATACCTGCTGCTTGAATTGGACTTAAAGTATCATCACCATAACTTACTGCTAAAGCATCGCTAACTTGTTGAGGTATTGGTAAATAAATGTACTCTGCATTTGCATGCTTCTTCTTCCGAGCTTCACCACCCTTTTTATCCGGTCTAGCAACAAAATCATTATAAGATTGAACAGCACCAATTTTTTTAATATCTATTTCTCCTTTAGCATTGGTAATGTTATCACCCAGTCCGAAAATATCACTAGTTCTTACTTGATCAAATATTGAAATATACAAAGCATCAACAGAATCATCCAATCGTTCTAGAGGATATCTAAACATTACTGGTGCATCAGCTGGTGGTCCACCTGCCTTTTGTTGAGATCTACCAGTATCTTTTGCTTTCGCTCCCTCTTTAGGGACTATCCTATTTCTAGAGCGTCTTCTATTGATTTCGTCTTGTCTTCTCATTCTGCACTAGAATTGAACACTTTTGAGTTATTTAGCCGCCAACTTTGAAATCTCTGATTGGTAAAGTCATTACGTCCCTAAGTTCTGATGGATAGATTTCATAAATGCCATCTGATATAACTTCACTTGCAAGATAATTTCTTATTGATTGACCCTTCCCCAACCAATGAAAGTTCTGTCCAACCCATCCATTTTCGGAGACGTTACGAATTTGAACCACAGGATTTCTATCATATCTAATCCCTGGTGTGATCGCAACATATTTGTAGACGTACAGTTTTCCTGGGATTGGTGCATCTGATTTCTCTAGAACTTCAAGCAACTGATTCATAACAATATCTGGATCTCTAACACCAATCATTCTATTCGTGATAACACGAACTCTATTGCGATTTTCGTCAGTATCTGTGGGTCTCTGTGCAGATTCTGCTGCTGCTTTCGCTGCTCTCTGCTCAGCAAGTTTCCTTCTCTGTGATTGAAGTAGAGTTTCTCTTTTTGCCATTACTTGATACCGAGTTCTTTCTCCGTCATTACTTTGAACTCCCACATTCTGTCTTCACAGAAATCTTTTGCTGCTTTCCACTTTGCCTGATTCTTAGCATACTCATATGCTTCGTTCAGGTATTTTTTTGTCTGTCTTTTTGGTTTGGGTGGAGGAGCACATTGTCTCATAGGTTTCACTTCAATTAGAGATGATCTGATCCTGCCATGAATATCTTTGTACTTGACAAAGAAGTCTGGAAAGTAACGATGAACCTTATTATCAATAGGAGAACGATATGGAATGCAGAACTCTTCAGACTGCCACTCTAAAACATTTTCATTCGTGTCACAATAGACCATAAACTTGCGTTCCCAGAGAGAACGATATATGATATTAGTTGGATCTCCTTTATATTTCTTTGGATAGGAAGGTTTGTATTTTCCCTTGTATGACATCTAAATAACTATAACAATCAATTATAAGATATTTAGAGTGCCTAGACCATTACCTAAAAAAATATCTCAGATCAAACCAACACTTTCTAATGTTGCACTAACATCTCATTATGCTGTTGAGTTTGGTGGTCTTGCTGGTAACTTGAGAAAACACCTTCGTGACAGAGGTATTGATTCAAGATATATCACAGAATCAATTGGTCTATTGTGTAGTAGAGCACAACTACCAGGAAGTGGATTTGCAACTGCAGATGTTGTTGGAAACTTCCCAGGTGTTGCAGAAAAGTTTGCACATACAAGAGCGTTTACTCCTCTGAGTTTAGAATTTTATGTTGATAACTCATACAGATCTCTGAAGTTTGTTGAGCACTGGATGGAGTTCATTGCTAGTGGATCAGAAACTGGTCAAGACCAAATTGATGAGCGTTATAATGGATATTACTTCAGAATGAAGTATCCGATTGAATATAAGTGTGATGAAACAAGAATTATTAAATTTGAAAAAGATTATAAGAGATATATTGAATATAGATTTTTCAAACTGTTTCCACTTTCTTTAGACTCTACTACTGTTTCATATCAAGGGTCTAATATATTGAAGGCAACTGCAACATTTCAATATGATCGTTATATGTCTGGTCAATCAAGATCTATTGACTTCTTCTTAGGAACAGATAGTAATAAAAATCCACCACCAGAGGGAACCGGACGAGGAGATAGTGCTAGAGGAACTCAGAATGAAAATACAAATGATCAAATCAACGCTGCTTTGAGGAATGTGAATGATTCCAATACCACTTCACCAAGATCATTGGATAATGCCAGTAATTTTAACAGAAATGCGGTCAACTATCTGAATTCAAGTAGAACATTTATTTCAGAGTACAGACCTGTATAACCCATCTAAATAATTTTACTGAATTGTTTAGGATATTATGCCTTTACCAAAAATTTCTACACCAACGTATGAGTTGGTGATTCCTTCTACTAAGAAGAAAGTAAAGTATAGACCATTCTTAGTTAAGGAAGAAAAAGTCCTCATTATCGCTATGGAAAGCGAGGATATGTCTCAAATTGCTAATGCAGTAAAAGACGTAATTAAATCTTGTATTATGACAAGAGGTGTGAAAGTAGAAGAACTTTCCACATTTGATATTGAATATTTGTTTCTCAACATTCGTGGTAAGTCTGTTGGTGAAGAAGTGGAAGTTATGGTAACTTGCCCAGACGACGGATCTACAAAGGTACCTGTCACTATAAACTTGGATGAAATTCAAGTCAAGTTTGACAAGGATCATTCTAGAGATATCAAACTTGATGATACATTGACTCTGAGGATGAAATATCCATCAATGGATGAATTTGTTAAAAATAACTTTACGGTGACTGACGTAAACATTGATGAAACATTCAATGTTATTATGGCATCTATTGAACAGATTTATAGTGAAGAGGAGTCTTGGTCTACAAGTGATTGTACCAAGAAAGAACTTCGTGAATTTGTTGAACAACTGAGTTCAAAGCAATTCAAAGAAATTGAAAACTTCTTTGGAACAATGCCTAAACTTTCCCACTCACTTACAGTAAAGAATCCAAACACTGAAGTTGAAAATGAAGTAGTGCTTGAGGGATTAGCAAGTTTTTTCGTGTGAGTATGGCTCATACGGATCTTGAGTCATACTTTAGAATTAATTTTGCTTTGATGCAACACCATAAATACTCATTGACGGAGTTAGAAAATATGATACCTTGGGAGAAAGATATTTACCTTGCTTTCCTCCAACAATACATTGAAGAAGAAAACTTAAAAGCGCAGCAACAGAATGGTCAGTAGTTTCCCAATTATAGGTAGGAGATCAACGGTATCCACTGCTGCGTTTACCGGTAGGGCAACTGCGCCCGTTCAACAAGATCCAGTAACAACTAAATTACTGAATCAAAATTCATTACAACTTGGATTGGTTGCTGCTCAGATAACCAATCTCAACACTCAAGTTGCAAGTCTGAATACAACGTTGCAGGCAATAAGCACAGGTTTAGCAACTTCACAGGCAGTTGAAAGGCAGAAAGAGGAAGCAGAACAGGCAAGAGAATCAAGACTGGCACAAGAGCAACTTCGCCAGGGACAAGAAAGTTTAATTGAGAAAAAGATTGAAGCTGCTGCTACAGCACCAGCACAGAAGTTAGCAACGAAAGCATCATTTACATTAGGTAATCTTGGACAATTCTTTTTATCGCTTGTTGGTGGTTGGTTAACCTCTCAAGCTATTGATGCTATCAATGCTGGTGCTGAAGGAAATAAGGATAAGTTACAGGAAATAAAAATAAATGTTCTGAAAGGTCTGGGTGTCATTACAGGAGTATTCGTTGCTTCTAGACTCGCACTCAGAGCATTGTCAGGAGGATTTGGTAGATTAGCTATAGGACTCACTGCAGCTGCTGCTATAGGATTATTCACAGCACCAGGACAACAATTTCTTGAGCTCTTAGCTGAAGCTTATAAGTATATCAGAGAAAATGTTCCTGGGGGACAACTCTTACCAGAATTACCACAACAACAACCAAACGCAAATAAACCACCAGGGCAACAGCAAGGTCAACAAGGTAATCAGGGCAATCAATCTAATCAACCAAATGCAAATAAACCACCTGGACCACAACAATTTGCATTAGGTGGTTTAGTAGAGGGAACACCAGGCATTGATCAAATTCCAGCAATGCTGACTGATGGTGAATTTGTCATGCCTCAAAGTAAAGTCAGACAATATGGTTTAGACTTTATGGAGTCTATTCGTTCTGGCAATACTCTTTTTGCTGAAAACGATAATAAAGATGAGTTTGTTCCAAGAGACAAAGAAAAACCATTTGATGTTAATTTAGAAGCAAAACAGACTGAACCCGCAAATATTCCTTTGGAAGGTGATGCATCAAGAGGATTGGAACCAGGTCAAATAAGTCCTGGTGATACAACACTATCTGAAATGGGATATAGTGTTGATGAAGTTCAGGGGATGATCAATGAAGAGAAATATATCGGTAAAACTGGAAATCTTCCATCATCAAATATTACACCAATAATTAAAGCACAAAAAGTGGCAGAAAGAGTTTCTGAACCACCTCAAGAAGATCCGATTAATATTGTACCAATACCAATTCCACCATCTGGTGGAGGTCAATCTAATCAACAGTCTGTTCCTGCTGCATCTGGAAGTATTGGAGGTATTCCCGTCTTTGCTACAAGTGATTCTTCCAATATGTACGTTTTGACTACAAAAACAATCTTTAACGTTCTCTGATAATGGCACAAAAAGCTCTATTAAAAAATAGTGATAGTTTAGGTAACATCAGAAAGTCCTTGATGTCTTTTGGGGATGGACTGAGAAGTGCTAATTCAACTTCTAGTAAAATAGTATCTGATTTAAATTTAAGTAATAGAGAAAAGCAGAGAGCGATTTTAAGAGCAGATCAGATATTTGAAACAAGAAGACAAGCAGTTCAACGAAGAGAACGTGAAGACGTAATTGAAGCAGGTAAAATTGGATCTCTTACCACTAGAGCAACAAGAACCATTACCTCCTCAACAAAGGGATTCCTTGGAAGAGTAATGGACTTTGTTGGAACTATTTTTGTTGGTTGGATTTTAACCAATCTACCAACAATTATCAAACAAGTTCAAGGATTGATTGGAAGAATTCAAGAGTTGCAAGTAATATTGCAAAGTTGGATTGATAATGTTCAAGAGTTTTACACCGACTTCACCGCACAACTTGACACTTTTCTTGAGAGAATTTCCTTCGTTTTAGACAACACTCCATTGACGGAGGCTGACAAAAACAGCAACAAACTTAAGAGTTCTGTGAACACAATTGAAAAAGACTTCAATAGAATGATCCAAGGATTCAAAGACTTTGATTTAAAAGAATTTTTATTTGGTAAGAAAGAAGAACCACCTGCTGGTACTACTGGTAGTAATACTGGTAGTGGTTCTACTAATACTTCAACTGGTGCTGGTAGATATACTCCAATTCTGAATGTGATTGCAAAAGGTGAAGGAGGATACACTTCTATCGCACCTGGAGATGAGAATCCAGATCTTACATCTATGACAATTGAAGAGGCAAGTAAAGCAAAAGGTGTGAGACCTAATAATCCTGGAACAGGTGCTATTGGTAGATATCAACTTACTTCCCCAATAAAACAAGCACAACTGGCAGGTCTTGATGTTAAGACGGATTTATTCAGTCCAGAAAATCAAGATAAAATTGCTATAGCATTGATTAAAGCACGCGGAATCACCGCAGATATGATTATAAACAATCCTGAAGAAGCAGGAAAAAGACTTGCAATGGAATTTGCTGGTGTTCCAGTTTTAGCGCCAGTTTTTTCCAAATATGCAGGAAGAACTGTAAACAGAGGAGAAAGTTTTTATGAAGGATATAATGGTAATTCTGCAAAAATTGTAACACCAGAAGATGTTGAAGCAGCGTTCAAAAAATTTGGTCAAGCAAAAGTAACACCAAATGTAAACAGAAACACAAAATATTCTAAAGGACAGAATATATCTAGTGTTGTTGGACAAAATGCAACAGTGACCAGTCTTCAGGGAATGAGAACTAATCCAATTACTGGACAGCAAAGTTATCACTCAGGTATTGATATTGGTTGTGATCCTGGTCTTTACATCTCATTGAAAGTTGACTCTGAAGTTGTTGGATCTAAATTTGATCCTGGATATGGAAACGTTATTGACTTGTGGGTGCCTTCTTTAGGTGTTCAAATGAGATTCGCACATAATAGTAGAATCATTATTACAAGTGGTAGTGTCCCTGCAGGAACTTCATTTGCAATCACCGGCAATACAGGAAGGTCTACAGGACCACACATTCACTTTGAAGTTGATAGTAGAAGAAATAGAACTGGATATAAGAGCAATATGGTTCCAGATCCATATGTTGCTATGATTGAATTGACAACTGCCGAAATTAAAGGCAATAATACGGCAAGTTCTTTTAGAAGATCTTCAAATCAACCACTTATATCGTCAACCGCAAATCGCACAACCACTCAAAAGAGTGTAACTCCAGTTAAAAACCCAAGAACTATTCCGATACCAATACCATCTCCAAACAATACAACTCCTCAACAACAACCAGCAATAGGTGGTGGAGGATCTCAATCAATAGCATTCAATTCTGGAGATCAGTTAAATAACTTTGTAAGTCTCATTCTCTTGGCAGAACTAGGAAACGTATAATGTCAGCAGCAACAGATAGTTCCAAGTACGAAGAAATAATCATAGAATCTTCAACTGATAAGAATAGAACTATTGACCTGAGACTTGGTGTTCAGTCAATAGAATATTATGAAGATGTATTCTCACCAACAATAACTGCTAAACTTCTTGTGACTACCACAGGAGATGCAATTGATAATAAGGGAATATATCAAGGATTACCTTTGAGGGGTGGTGAAAGAGTTTCTATAAAAATTCAAGGAAATACGGATTCTAATCCAGGACTAGATTTCTCTAGGGATGGGAAACAGTTATATGTTTCTAGTATTACCAATGTTGTTCAAACTGATCAGTCGGAGACTTTTGTTCTTAACTTGTGCTCCAGAGAAGCAATCACAAATGAGACTTCTAGGGTTCCAGTGAAGTTCCCAACATCATCACCAATATCTGTCTCTGCTGAGGAAATAATTAGAAAATATTTGGTTACTAATAAAACTCTTGATATTGATAAGACTTCAAATAAGTATGGTTTTATTGCTAATATGAAGAAGCCATTTACATTACTTACTTGGTTAGCATCAAAAGGTGTTCCAGACATTAGTGGAGATGGTACTGCCGGATACTTTTTCTTTGAGACAAAAGATGGGTATCATTTTAAGTCTGTTGATAAATTGATTAGTCAAGATAAAGTTGCAACTTATAATTCAACACAAATCGCTGACTCTAGTAATGATCAAAACTTTCAAATTTTGAATCACGCCATTAGTAGAAATAATAATCTCCTAGAAAAACTTCGTCTTGGAACATATTCCAGTCAAAGAGCATTCTTCAATCCACTTACATTTGCATTCACACATCCAAAGAAAGGTACATTTAAGTTAGAAGATTATTCTGGTAAGTCAAAGAACCTTGGAGAAACTTTCAAACTTCCACCTATAAAAGAGGGTGCAAAAGATACTCTTGGAGATATTCCAAGTAGAATGATTACAGGTATCGTTGATATTGGAACTCTTGAGAAAGACGTTTCTGTTGAAGAAAACGCTGATCCTTTCCAGTATCAGTCTCAAGCAATTATGAGATATAATATATTATTCACTCAGACTATGACATTAACATTACCTTCCAATACAAATTTGAAAGCAGGTGATGTAATTGAGTGTCTATTTCCCAAAACAACAGTATCAGATAAGAAAGAGTATGATCAGGACCAAAGTGGTCTATATATGATTAAAGAACTGTGTCATCATTTTGACACTGAGGGATCATATACTTCAGTGAAACTGATTAGAGATACATTTGGTCAATACGGAACAAATAACAAGTAATTACAATGTTAGAGGAGTCTTTACTTAAAACTAATTTTATTGGAAGAGATGGATTTCGTTGGTGGATCGGTCAGGTTGCACCACAGGAAGCACAGAAAAGTCAAGTAAGTGGTGGTGGATGGGGAAACCGTTTCAAAGTTCGTATTCTTGGTTATCACCCATATAGTGTGGTTGATCTGCCTGATGACGATCTTCCTTGGGCACAAGCACTTTTAGGTTGTACCGATGGTTCTGGTGCTGCAAACAGAGGAACTTCTGTAAAGATTTCACCTGGTGATTCTGTTCTTGGATTTTTTCTTGATGGGGACAATGCACAGATCCCTGTCATACTTGGTGTATTTGGTCGTACACTTTCCGTACCATCAGAAGATTATGTAAGTCCATTCGTTCCTTTCACAGGATATACTGGAAGAGTAAAGAATGATGGTTCAAAACTTGCAAAGAATGAATCAAATGAACAGAATGCTAGTTCTGCTAAGTCTCCACGTTCTGTAGATAAAAAAACAGTAGATAAACTCAATGAAAGAGTTAACACTGATGATAATCCAGCGACAAAGGAAGTATCAGCATCCAATACGATTGGTCAGAAGGTAACAGCAGCTTCGTCAGATAAAGATAGTGCTGTACAAACAATCAAAAATGATGTTGATAACTTTGTTAAAAAGATTTCAGCAATTAGAGAGGGTATTCAGGCTGGTATTACCTCTGTTACTGATTTTGTAAGCAACAAAAAGCAAGCACTATTCAGAGAAATTGATAGTATGACTGCGAGTATACAGAAGGGTACTACTCGTATGATCAATGATATGACAATGAACTTGACAAAGAAATTGATACCTACTCTTAATGGTGGTTTACAAGTTTTATATGATCAAGTTTATAATTTAGTTTTTGCTGCAACTCAGAGTTCTGCTGCGGCAGAGAAGGCAGGAACTATTGCTCAAGCACTTTTTATTGGACCAATTAAAAAATTATCCGATGCAATACCTTGTATTGCTAATAATGTAATAAATGGTATTGGCGAAACTATCAAGGGTCTTTTAACCAGTGTAGCAGATAATGTTACAAACTTTGTCTCCTGCATAGGAGATCAGGTTGTTGGTGCCTTGATGAATCAAATTATAGGTAGTGTTACCAAGTTCTTAGCACCATTGATGGGTGGTTTGGACAAAATTTTACAAGGATTCTCTGTATTAGATTTTTTCAGAAAGACTGGAGATTCTATTTTAGGTCTTGCGGATAGACTTGGTTGTAATGAGATTGCACCAGAATATGATCTTGCATCTAATGAATGGGTTATTGGTAAAGGAACAACAGATAAAGTTGGTGTTCCAGTAAATGAAATTTTAGAAACTGCAAATGAAGCGCAATCAATCGCAGATTCCGCTATCAATGTAGTTCAAGATATTGCTGAAGCAACAGGTTCTCTTGGTGTATTTGATTTTATGAATCCAAGTGTTTCTGTTCCAGGATTCAAGAGTGCTCTGGGAAATTGTTTCGCTGGTTTTCCAGAACTTGGTGGTTGTGGCGGCACAAAGATCAAAATTTTTGGTGGAAGTGGAAAAGGTGGTACTGCAAATGCAATCTTTGGTGCTATTGAAAGTATCGCAAACGGTGGAAGAGGTTTAACTGGAAGTCTTATTGGTGTTGATCTTGTAAACGGTGGTGGTGGATATACGTTCCCACCGTTCGTAGAGATTGTAGATGAATGTGGAAGCGGATACGGAGCTACTGCAAGAGCAGTGATTGATTACGATGAAGATTCTCCAACTTATCAACAGATCACTGATATTTACATTGTAACCGAAGGTGAAAACTATGTGATAGGTGATGACCTTAGTGAGTACGTACCAAATGACACAAACGGACCATTGGTTGTATTCCCTGGTTCTGGATATTCCCCAGATGACACAGCATTTGATAGTAACGGTAATGAGTATACGGTGAATGTGGACGATGCTGGAGGTATCATCAATGCAACACGTATAGGTGATGGAGTTTCTATCACATATAAACCAATTGATAATTTGGTTACGTTTGATGTAAGAACTAAAACAGGTTCTGGTGCTATATTCAAACCAAGACTTATCAAGAGACCTGAAGGATATCAAGGTGAAGTCAAACGTGTTGTTGATTGCATTTCAAATGAAAACAATCTTGTTGGATATGTTGATGGTAAAGAATATTATGGTCCATTCCACGTTCATCCAACTAATGGAAGAAAAATGGTTGGATCAAAGCATACTCAAGTAGCACACAAATACATATATGATACTCCTGAGGCAAGTCTTGGGTCTAGAACTTCATCAGTTAATACTACAACTCGGGTAAATGTAGAGACTGCAACAACTGAAACGACAACAACTGCTACTACACCTACACCCACACCAGCTCCCACACCAACTCCGCCACCATCATCACCAACACCAACTCCTCCACCATCACCACCACCAAGTTCTGGTGGAGGATCAAGTTCTAGTGGTGGATACTAAATATCTAAAAAGAATTATATAAATGGCACACGATCAGAACTGGGAAAAAAGACAATTTGTTAGTTTTAGTCCACAGTTTAGAATTGATGTAAATAATCCACAAACAGGATTCAATGGTCCAGGGATCTATGACTTGTACGGATATACTGAGAATGGAGATGTATCTCTTTCTGGTATGATGGCAGGTGGTATCTATCGTCTTTACAACGATAGAACCATTGAAATTATTGGAGGTGCAAACTCTGAGCGTGGTGGTGTTGATATTTGTATCACTGGTATGAAGGGAAGTGTCCTTATTACTGCTCAAGAAAATGGTGAAGTATTAATTAAGGGTGCAAAAGTCACTATAGAGGCTAAAGGTGACTTAAATCTGAAGAGTGGTGGTAATATGAAGTTGGATTGTGGTAAAAAATTTGACATTAAGGCTCAAGAAGCATACTGTGATGCACCACACTCTTATGGAGACGATTGTATCGCCACACAAGATAATGCAAACAATCTACTAAATTTATCATATAAGGGTCTTAAAGCAGAGGGTATTGCTAGGGCAGCAGCTGCTGCGGCAGGTGGACCTGGTGCCTCACTCGCAGTTTCTGTTGCATCAAAGGCAATCAAAGGACTAGGTTAGTATGTCGTTTATCAATATAAATCAAACTAGTTTTGACCATACCTTTCAATCTGAAGTTACTTTTTTAAGTAATTCATTTTTTCAAGCTGATGCAATCGTATCACAAAATTCAAAATTAGATGTAAAGGGATCTTCAAATTTTGATGGTGTGGCAGAATTTAAAAACACACTCTCTGTAGACTCAACTACAACACTTGCGGACGTAAATGTTACAGATATAACTGCACAAAGGTTGGTAGTTACATCCTCTGCAAGTATTGCGGGTTTAACAACTGTCAATGATCTTAAGGTTGATGGTGAATTAAAAGATGGTTCAGGAACCTTCGGTAGTGCAGGTCAGGTTCTATCATCAGACGGAACTGATTTAGCATGGATTAATACATCTGATGCAAACGTTGGATCGGCAACAAATGTTGGAGTTAATCTTGACAGCACTAATTCAGATCAGTGGTTAGCATTTGTTGGTGCAAGTAGTAACAACCAACCAATCAGAGTTAATAATACAATACGAGTCAATCCTAGTACCTCTTCTATTGGAGTTGGGGTTGCTCCATCTACGCAGTTGCACATCAAACAAGTAGCAAGCACTGCACCAATTTTAAGAGTAGAAGCGACTAGTACTAATCCAGAATTAGATCTTAAAAGTGCTAATAGTGGTACTGCTAAAATTAAGTTCTCTGATGATAATGATGCAGCAGGTTCCATAGTCTACGATCATGGACACAATAAAATGAAGTTCATGATTGATACCACTACTTCCTTCTGGATCAGTCCTAATGCACACTTCAGATTATTTGAAGCATTTGAGGACGGAAGTGGATCTGCAGGAACATCAGGACAAGTTCTTTCATCTACAGGAAGTAAGACTGCTTGGATCAATACTTCTGACGCCAATGTTGGTTCTGCAACTAATGTCGGAACAAATGAAGACGGAACTAACGCTAATCAATATGTAACTTTTGTTGAAAATAAGACTGGTAATAATCCGATTAGAGTTGATGAGGGTTTAAAGTACAATCCGAACTCTAATACACTAACTGTTGGAACAATTGCTGCTACTACTTTTAGTGGAATTCCAGATTCTTTCCCTTCAGGTGGTATTATTATCTGGTCTGGTGCGGCGAACAATCTTCCAAATGGTTGGAGTCTCTGTGATGGTCAAAACGGCACACCAGACTTAAGAAATAGATTTGTTGTTGGTGCTTCTACTGGAACTGGAGATACAACATATCCAGGACTTTCTGTAAATGCTACTGGTGGTAGTGCTAATGCAACACTGGTAAGTCACTCACACACAGTTGATAATCATACTCACAGTGATGGAACTTTAGTAGTAGATAATCACTCTCATAGTGTGAATATCAATACTAATAATAATTCACATACTCACCATCACATTATGCCTGGTGATGACCAACTTACGTTTGCTAATGGGCGTGCTGGATGGAGTAATCGTAGTGCTGCATCATATCCATATGATGCAAACAGTTCCACCAGTGGTGGTGGACAGATGTGGCGTACATCAGATAATAGTCACACTCACAGTCACAATGTCAGTGGTAATACTGGAGGTTCTGCACCAGGAATTAGTGGTTCTACTGGAGGTTCTGCACCAGGAACTAACTCTCAAGGTTCTACTGCAACTAATGCAAACTTACCACCATACTTTGCACTTTGTTATATTATGAAGGATTGACGCCGTACCAAAAGAGTGTTATAATATCTGGGTAATCAAGAAAAGCACATGAACGAAACTTATGTTGCTGGCGTCGTTATCGATGTCTGCACTCGTTCTTTTCTTCTCCTTAGCGATGGAGGAGATGAGAAAATGGTAGAATGTGAAACTGCTGAGCAGTTTATGAATGTGTTGGAGGTTTGCACTAGCAATCTCAATGATGATCAAATCGAGTATGCTGATCTAGCGATCAAGGAGTAATATGGAAGTATTCACCATTAAAGAATGGGAAGATAATTTTGATGATCTCTTTGCGAGAGTCGAAAACGGAGAAACCATCGGTATAGTAAGAGAAGATGGTCAAGCAGCAGTAATGATGCCTGCAGATGAAGCAGATTTTCTGCGAATACACACAACAGAAAATAACGACGCTGATTGATGTATTCGGGAGCATAGCTTAACGGTTAGAGCGGGCTCCTTATAAGGGC